AATCCCATCGAAGACAGGCGGCGGAACATCAGTCATAGACTCAGCTTATAACCCTTTGTCAACTAACGAAGATTACTTCTTCCCACAAACTGCTGAAGGTAGAGGTTCTAAAGTTGAAACACTGCCAGGCGGAACTAACTTAGGTGAGATTGACGATCTAAAATACTTTACTAACAAACTTGTTAGAGGATTGCGTATTCCAAGTAGTTACTTACCAGCCGCGGCGCAAGATGACGTTGGCGCACAAATTAGTGATGGTAGAGTAGGTACAGCATATATTCAAGAACTACGCTTTAACAAGTATTGCGAACGTTTACAAAATCTAATTGCAGAAGTGTTTAACCAAGAGTTTAAACGCTATCTAATAGAAAAGGGTATTAACGTTGATATTGCAATGTTTGATCTTTTATTCCAACCACCACAAAACTTTGCAAGTTACAGACAAAGTGAATTAGATAATCAGCGTATTGGTACATTTGCACAAATACAAACTATTCCGTTTATTAGTAATAGATATGCAATGAAACGTTTCTTAGGAATGAGCGATTCAGAAGTTGCAGAAAATGAACGTTACTGGAAAGAAGAGAACGATGAGTTAATCACAACATCACCTACTGATGCGGCAGGCGAAATGCGTGGCGCAGGTATTACAGGTGCTGGTATGGATGCAGACCTAGATGCAAGCGTTGATGAACTTGAAGGCGGCGAAGGCGGCGAAATTGTTGGAGCAGGCGAAGGTCCTGACTCAGTAACCACCCCGGCACCAGAAGCCCCGGCAGAGGCATAAATAACATTATGATACTACGTGAACTATTTTATTTTGATAAAGAAACACTTGAGCCTACTGAGGACAAGTCCTACGATGCTACTGATGACAAGAGCATTGTTAATCGTGACGACACACGTAAAACACGGCTTACATTAAAACAGATCAATAAAGCACGTAGGGGTTCAGAAATGCACGCCGAAGAGAAACAAAAAGAATTATCATTTGTACGCCAAATGTATGGTATCCAAGCACAGCCTGAAATATAGGATTTTAAATGACCGTTGCTTTCGTAATAGGTAATGGCACTAGCCGTAAAGACCTTGAACTGCACTCTTTAAAAAAATACGGAAAAGTATATGCATGTAATGCAGTATTTCGTACATTTGAGCCTGACTACTTGGTTGCTGTAGATGTAAAGATGATTTTAGAAATTAACCATGCTAAGTATCAGATGAATCATCCAGTATGGACAAATCCAAATAAGCAATACAGTGGCATGCAAGGATTTAATTTTTTTCAACCAGCAAAAGGATGGAGCAGTGGTCCTACAGCATTATGGTTAGCAAGTACACACGCACATGATACTATATACATCTTAGGTTTTGACTTTCATGGCACAAAGGACGATGTGGGGAACCGCACAAAGGTAAATAACTTATACGCAGGAACACACAATTATAAAAAACAAGGTGAGCCTGCAACTTATTTTGGTAACTGGGAAAGGCAAACAGCATCAACTTGTGATGCACATCAAGGCAAGAAATTTATTAGAATAGTATCAGATAACGACGACTTTGTACCTAAGCAATTAAAAAAATGTACGAATTTGTCACACATAACAGTTAGCGAATTTAAAAGATATTATGATTTTTAGACGGTTTATTTCAAAACGACTCGTAATGAGGCCGTTTACCGTGTATTTTCTAATCATTATGTAAATAATATTAGACAGCCTTACGAAACTTAAATTATAGGAGAGAACAAATGGCGGATAACAAACTCGAGCAAATGCTTGAAAAATTAGTTAATAACGATCGTGCGGGAGCCGATGAGCTTTTCCACGAATTTGTGATTGAAAAATCACGTGGTATCTACGAAAAGATGCTAGAAACAGATTTAGAAGATCTTGAAGTTGCTGAAGAAACTGACGAAGAAGTTGATGAAACTACAGATGAAGAAGTAGATGAAGCAACTGATGAAGAAGTAGATGAAGCTTCAGATGACGAAGATCTTGACGAAACTACCGACGAAGAAGTTGAAGAAAACTTCGGAGAATTCACACCAGAAGCAGATCCAATGGGCGGTGACGCTACAGACGATATGCTCGGCGACATTGAAGCCGATGGTGATGAAATGGATATGGGCGACGAAATGGACGATGCAGATGTTGAAGATCGTGTAGTTGACCTAGAAGATGCACTTGATGACCTTAAAGCAGAATTTGAAAAAATGATGAGCGGCGAAGACGACAGCGAAGAAGCTGGCGACGACGAAGCTGACATGGATATGGATGATGAAGAAGAAGGTGATGAAGATGAGCAGGAAGAGTCTTATGAAACTTCCGAACTTAGCGATGAAGTACCGGCTTATGAAGGTACAAAGACTGAAGGCGAACAAATGCGTGAGTACGTAGAAAAAGTATCAGCACCAACAGGTGAAGATAACAAAGCTACATCACCAGTTGCAAGCAAAAATGACATGGGTGGCACAACTGCTAATATCGCAAAAGGCGGTACAGGTAGTGAAGCAGGCTCAGCAATGTCAGCTAAAGAAGATAATGCAGGGAACGTAAACGTACCAGGCGGAAAAGCTTCTAAGTCAATGTCAAACGCTAAAGCACCTGCTACAGGTGAAAAGGCCGCTAACACTAAAAGTGTTGTTGGCAAGTAATAAGGAACTCAGATGAATAAGATGTTTAATTTAACTGAAACACTATCATTCGACCAGGCAAAGATGGTCGTCGAGACTACTGAAAATGATGCAGGTGGAAAAGACTTGTATCTCAAGGGTATTTGCATTCAGGGAGGTGTTCGTAACGCCAACCAACGTGTTTATCCTGTAAGTGAGATTAGTAGAGCTGTCAACACGCTCAACGATCAAATCAAAGGTGGATATAGTGTACTAGGTGAAGTTGATCATCCTGAAGGCCTTAATATTAACCTTGACCGTGTAAGTCATATGATTACAGAAATGTGGATGGATGGCCCAAATGGTTATGGTAAGTTGAAAGTAATTCCAACTCCGATGGGACAGCTAGTTAAAACAATGCTTGAGAGCAACGTTAAACTAGGTGTTTCATCTAGGGGTTCAGGAAATGTGAAAGACGATGGAAGTGGCGAGGTCAGCGAATTTGAAATTATTACAGTTGACGCCGTTGCCCAACCAAGTGCTCCTGGAGCGTACCCAACTCCAATTTACGAACACTTAATGAATACTCGTGGTGGGTATAAGGCAATCAATATGGCTCAAGAATTACAGGGCGATGCAAAGGCACAGAAATACCTAAAGGAATCGTTGGTGAATATTATCAGCGGTCTCCGCTAACAAGGAGAAAAGAATGTTAGATGCACTGAAGACACTCTTTGAAAACAATGTTGTTTCAGAAGAAATCAGAGCAGAAATCGAAGGAGCTTGGGAGCAGAAGATTCAAGAGAATCGTATGCAAGCTACTGCTGAACTTCGCGAAGAGTTCGCTCAAAAATATGAGCATGACAAATCAACAATGGTGGAAGCCATTGATGCAATGTTAGAAGAAAAACTCGGCGAAGAGATTACTGAATTCGCAGATGACCGTCAAAAACTAGCTGAAGCAAGAGCAAAATATGCAGTAGCAATGCGTGAAAACGCAACGTTAATGCAGAAATTTGTAACGCAACAGTTAGGTAAAGAAATTGGCGAGCTACACGAAGATCAGAAAGCTATGGCAAGTAAATTTTCCAAACTTGAGAATTTTGTTATTGATGGATTATCAAAAGAAATTGCAGAGTTTTACGAAGATAAGAAAGATTTAGCTGAGACAAAAGTACGTTTAGTACGCGAAGCTAAAACACATCTAGCTAAAGTTAAAACTAAGTTTATCACAGACGCAACAAGAATTGTTGCAGAGACAGTTGAGAAAGGTCTTACTAAAGAAATGACTCAACTTAAAGAAGACATTGATACAGCTCGTAAGAACGATTTTGGACGTAAGATTTTCGAATCTTTTGCATCAGAATACACTAACAGCTATCTTAATGAAAAATCTGAATCTGCAAAATTACTTAAAGTAGTTCAGTTGAAAGATAAACAATTAGCTGAAGCTAAAAAGATCGCAGGACAAGCAGTAAGTCTAGTTGAAAGCAAAAATGCTGAAATTAAACGTACTAATAGCAATGCGAAACGCAAAGATACTATGAATGAACTACTTTCACCTTTAAACAAAGGTCAAAGAGAGATCATGGCGGACTTGCTGGAATCTGTACAAACTGAAAGACTTCAAACATCTTTTGACAAGTACATGCCTAGCGTAATTGCAGGAAGCACTCCGGCAAATAAGTCAAAGGCAAAACTTACTGAAGGCACACAAATTACAGGCAATAAACAAACCAATGACATAGATGCAAGCCCATCAAGTACGGATAACGTAGTTGATATTAGACGCCTTGCAGGATTAAAATAAGGAGAATGAAATGTCAGAACTATTAGAAAGTCGCTGGCAGGATACAAAGAATGCACTTCTTGAAGGCCTAACAGGTAATAAGAAAGCCGTTATGGGCGTGACTCTTGAAAACACCAAAAGGTATTTGAGAGAAACAGCTACAGCGGGTGCATCTTCAGCAGGTAATATTGCAACTCTTAACAGAGTTATCCTACCAGTAATCAGACGTGTTATGCCGACTGTTATTGCCAACGAATTAGTTGGTGTACAGCCTATGACAGGTCCCGTGGGTCAGATCCACACATTAAGAGTACGTTATGCAGATACACAAGATGATGTGATTGCTGGCGAAGAAGCACTATCACCGTTCAAAATTGGTGTTGGCTACAGTGGCGGCGGTTCTACCGACAAAGCAGATGCAACAGCAACTCTTGAA